CTGATGGCTCTGCTGATGTTGCAGTTCCACCTTCTGCAAATATAAATGATTTTAATGATTATGCTTATACTGCTGGTGTAACCGATGACGGTATTGGTACTCCTCTGCAAGAATTTATATCTTTTCAGATTAAAATTATTTTGCAAGGAACAAATACATCTGAACCACCAAGACTAAAAGATTTGAGAATTTTAGCATTGGCAACATAAAATGAAAGAGTCTTATATACCAGTTGAAGGACATACAGATTTAGTAAGAGATAATAAATCTCATGCTATTATTAATCGTAATTATGGTGCATATGAACAAGCGAAAAGGCGTGCTGCGTCTGCCCAAAAACAAAGAGATGAAATCCGAGATACTACAAGAGAAATAAATCATCTAAAATCAGAAATGCATGAAATTAAAAATCTTCTCAAGGAGTTAGTAGGTAATCGTTCATAACTTGGGGATACAGTACATATAAATATGTAGAAAAGGAATATAAGTATGGCTGTCCCTACAACAAAAGCTACATTTAAAAGTTACTGTCTCAGAGCTCTTGGTTTTGGTGTTATTGATATTAACGTATCTGATGATCAAGTTGATGATCGTTTAGATGAAGCTCTTCAGTATTTTGCTCAATATCATTATGATGGTATTGAGAAAATGTATCTAAAACATCTAATTACTTCTGATGAAGTTACTAGAGCTCGTTCTGATGCATCAACCACCGCAACTGACACTGCTGATAGTTCAATAACTGCCACTTGGAAAGAGGGAAAGAACTTTATTCCAATTCCAAGTGCTGTTGTATCTGTGGTACAAGTATTTCCTTTTACTGATACTGGTGCTGGAAGCAATATGTTTGATATTCGGTATCAGCTGCGCTTGAATGATCTGTTTGATTTCTCTTCAACATCTGTTCTTCAATATCAAATGACAATGGATAATATTGATATGTTAGAACACATACTTGTAGGAGAAACTCCTATTCGTTTTAACCAACATCAAAATCGTCTTTATATTGATATGGATTGGGAAAATGATGTAACAGCAGATGTTGACTATCTTGTTATTGAATGTTATCGTAAACTTGATCCCACAACATACACAGATGTTTACGATGACATTTATCTAAAACGATATGCAACTACTCTTATTAAAAAACAATGGGGAGCAAATCTAAGTAAGTTTAATGGTGTAACCATGCTTGGTGGAGTCACAATGAATGGTGAAACTCTATACACGCAAGCATTAGAAGAACAAAACAAACTTGAGGAACAAATTCAACTTGCCTTTGAGTTACCAATAAATTATATGATTGGGTAATTGAATGGCAGTCAATACAGCATTTCATACAAGCAATTTTACTTCTATAGCAACGGAGAGAAATTTATATAGTGATCTTATAAAAGAAGCTATACAGATTTATGGCCATGATGTTTATTACATGGATCGTACTCTTGTTGCTGAAGACACAATCTTGGGTGAAGATTCTCTTTCCAAATTTAGAACACAACATCCCATAGAAATGTATATGGAAGATGGTGATGGCGGGTTTGCGGGTGAAAAAGAATTGATGAATCAGTTTGGTTTGCAAAATTTAAGTGAAGCAACCTTTGTTGTAAACAAGTCTCGTTTTCAAGAACTAGATCGTCAAATGCAAATTGAGGATGCAACAGATACTAGCTCTGGTGGTTCAATACAATTGGAAGCAGGAACCATAGACCAATCATCTTCTTCATCTACTTTGACAACCGCAAGTGGCGATGATGTTTTTTATATTATACAAGATACTGCTGCAACGGATTCTGATAGGCCTAATGAGGGTGATGTTATTTTTCATCCTATACTTAATAAGATATTCCAAATTAATTTTGTAGACCACGACGAGCCGTTTTATCAACTGGACAGTAACCCAGTATATAAAATGAGATGCCGTCTTTGGGATTACAGTTCTGAGATTCTTGATACAGGCATCACAGAAATAGATACAATTGAAACTGCTCTCACTGTAGATAATAGAATATATCAATTTACACTTGAACAAGGAACTTTGGTTGGAGAATCATTAACTATAGATAGTTCTTTCTACACTATGGATTCAACCACTATTACTATCGATACTACAACAGTTAGTATAGACCCAGACTCAATTGGAGAAAGTATTTTACTTGAAAATTCAGCTGATACTGGTGATAATAGTTACTTACTACAAGAAGAATTTAAAACTGGAGATTATTCAACAGACAAAACTGCACAAAATGAACTCTTTGAAGTTCAGAGTAGAACAGTTTTAGATTTCAGTGAAACTAATCCATTTGGAGATGTGGGAAGTCCAAATTAATGTTTAATTATCTACCATTTATAATAAATAGTTATAGGAGAACATAATGGCATACCAATCACTTGGTTTAGGCAGCTCTGCAAACTCTGGCACAGGGGATACTCTTCGTGCTGCATCTGATAAAATCAATGATAACTTCTTAGAGATTTATACTCTAATTGGAGATGCATCGTCTTTGTCTACTGGCATTAGTGCAACCGCATCAGTAATAACTTTAACTGCACCTTTGGTTACAACTAGTATTTCACCGTCTTCTTCTGATGGTGCTGCACTAGGAACGACTGCTCTAGAGTGGTCTGATTTATATCTCGCAGATGGTGCTGTAGTTTACTTTGGCGATGACCAAGAGGTAACTCTTACACACGTTGCTGATACGGGATTGTTACTTTCTAGTACGGACCAATTGCAATTTGGTGACAGTGGAACATATATTCACCAATCAGCTGATGGCGTTTTAGATTTAGTATCTGACACAGAAATAGAATTAAATGCTACGACTATTGATATCAATGGTGCTGTTGAAATAAGTGGAACAACTGCACAAGTTGGAGTTGCAACATTTACTGCTCGAGATGTTCATAGTGGTGGTATTACTATTGCAAACGCTGGACAAATTGGTTCTGTTGGTGATGCTGATTCAATTGCGATTGCTTCAGACGGTGTTGTCACTATGACCCAGATACCAGTGTTCAGCGCCGGGCTGAATGTATCGGGTGGTACAATTGCTGGTACATTATCTACTGCTGCACAAACAAACATTACTTCACTTGGTACATTAACAGCACTTACTGTTGATGACGTAGCTGTTAATGGTAAAGTTATTACTATGACAGGCGACACCAGTGATACCGTTGTATTTACAGCAGGCGCTGCTGGTACTCTTAGCATTGTTACAACTGATGCTGCAGGCGCTGCCGGCAATATTCAAATAACAGCAGATGGTACTGTAGACATTGATTCTGCTGGTGTACTGACTTTAGATTCTGGAGCAGCAATTAACATTGAACCAGCATCCGGTTCAGCAATTCTACTAGATGGAACAATCAGTGTAGATGCTGGTGTGGTTACTGGTGCAACAAGTATCACTTCAACGGCCTTTGTTGGTGATATAACTGGTGATATTACAGGTAATGCAGATACGGCAACTGCCCTTGCGACTGCGAGAACTATTGGTGGTACATCATTTGATGGTACAGCAAATATTGCGGTAGCGCTTGCAACATTAGCAACAACAGTTACCATTACAGACAACGAATCAACAAATGAGAGCAATGCTCTTATCTTTACTGCTGGTGGAGATGTTGATGGTGGTAATCTTGGTCTTGAATCTGATGGGACACTTACCTATAATCCAAGTACAGGCGTAGTAACTGCTACTGGATTTGTTGGTGCATTAACAGGTAATGCGACTGGAACTGCCGCTACTGTTACAGGCGCTGCACAAACAAACATTACAAGTGTTGGTACACTGACTGCGTTACAAGTAGACAATATTAACATAAATCTTAATACAATAAGTTCAACCGCTGGAACTGACTTGTTAATTACACCAGTTGCTGGCCAACAGATTGTCCTTGACGGTACGATTGTTATTGACGCTGGTGTGGTTACTGGTGCAACTAGTATCACTTCAACTGCATTTGTTGGTGATATAACTGGTGATGTTACGGGTACGGCCGATGTGGCAACAGTTGCTACTACGGTTACAATAACAGATAACGAAAGTACAAATGAAAGTAACGCCATTATCTTTACTGCTGGTGGTGATGTTGACGGTGGTAATATTGGTCTTGAATCAGACGGCACACTAACATACAACCCAAGTACAGGTAAAATAACTGCTACAGGATTTGTTGGTACATTAACAGGTAACGTAACTGGTAACTTGGCCGGTACAGTTTCTACTGCAACACAAAATTCAATAACTACTGCAACTGGTCTAGTGTCAGTAGGTGCATTAGACTCTGGTAGTATTACTTCTGGATTTACAAGTATTGATACTGGTGCTGGTACAATTACTACAACTGGTGCAATTACAGGTGGTTCAGTTGCTGGTAGAAAAACAATAGTTTCTACTTTTAATACTACTTCAGCTGTAACTGCCTCACTAACTGCTGCACAATCTGGTGCAACAATATTAATTGATGGTACAGAAAATAACGTAATTAATTTACCTAACGCAGCTACAACAAATCCAGGCATATTTTATGACCTTATTGTAAGGGTTGCTGTTGCCGGTGATAAAACTACAATTGTTAATATACATGGTTCTGGTGGAAACTTTGTTGGTTCATTAAGTCTTGCTGGTGGTACGGCTGCAAATGCAGTATTTGATAACGCAGGCGATGCACTTACATTTGTAAATAGTACAGTAGTTGGTTCAAGAGCAAGAATAACTTGTTTAACAGATGATGCTACAGATGGTGTTTGGCAAGTAGAATGTCTTGCATCACCTATTGCTACCATCGCATAAATATAAGTGAAATAAGGAGAATATATTATGCTAGGACAACAGTTCTACCATGAAACAATCAGAAAAGTCATTGTTTCTTTTGGTACAATGTTTAACGAGATTAGTCTTGTTCGTAAAAACAATTCTGGAGTAGCCGTTCAAGCTATGAAAGTTCCCCTTGCATATGGGCCTCGGGAGAAGTTCTTACTACGACTGAATGAGGATGCAGACTTAACTAAACAGGTGGCTATCACTCTTCCTCGCATTGGATTTGAGATTAAAAATCTTTCTTATGACCCTCAAAGAAAATTGAGTCGTGTACAAAAGTTTAAAAAAGTTAAGGGTTCAAATACTAAACAATTAGATACACAGTATATGCCAGTACCATACAATCTTGAAATT